TCCAGGTTGTAAAAAGAATGGTAAGTTTTCTAGCATGAGTGTAACTCGGCCAAGCATCTCCCGGGCGGTCGCACCCTTGTTTGCCATAACAGCAATAACTTTTTCACTATTGAAAAGTGCAAACCAAAGTAGATATGCCACTGATGAAATAGATTTACCGGATTGCCGGCAGGCTAAAACAATATTAAATCTATTTGTATTAAAATGATTAAACATTTTTTCTTGGTATGGGTATAGATCAAATGGAACTAAACCTTTATCAAGGTGAATTACTTTACAATATGTTCTCGCAAAGTATGCAGGATCTTGCATGCATTTAGCATATTCTTTAACTTCACTATTTGTCCAATTAGTAACAACACCATCACGTTTAACACTCGGATTGCCTAAATAAGAATCATTCTTTTCCATCATCTAATCTATCTGTAATATCAATTACGTTATCATCCTTAACGGGGTTATTCATATCTTGTAACATTCTCTGCAAATCTACGGTAGATCCTACAAATAAATTATTTGTGGTTCCCTCAGGAGCTGTCACCTGCAAAACATCTTTCTTTTCAAATTCTTTCTTTTTCTTATGCAGATCCATAAGTCTATCATTTACGTCGGATACATTTTTAATCATACCAGATACAACTTCGAAAGCTCGGGGATGTTCCAAAGCTCGAGCTACTTCAATCATATCTTCGAGTGCAGCATTACCTTTTTCAATTAAATCGTAATAAGTTCTACGAGAATAATCAAAATCATCTTCTGGTAAATTGTCTGACTTTTTCCAATCACTCATTTATCTAACTCTTTTTGTTCCGCTTAACGAAGAAGCTGGTCCTGAAGGACTCGATGTAGAAGCTCTTTGTTCAATATCACGCATTGCTTTTGCCTGAGGTGATATTGTAACTCTATCAGGCAGTATCTCACGTGTTTTTTTTGTCTTATTTGGATTATGATTAGGACCGTGCGGACCCATTAAAGCGCCTTTCATTGCTCCAACAAATGATTCTGAATTATATTGTTTAAATGTAAGCATTATGCTGAATCCTCGTAATAGTCTACAGATGTCGTAAATCCGAAATCACTAAATGGTGAAGCATTTAGCGGATCAGGTTGTATAGTAGATTTAACTACTAATCCGTCTGAATCACCTGACAAATAATTTGTTTTATCAAAATAAATATCAGTAATTGCTTTATTAATAATATTACCGGTCCTAAACGGACCATGAAAATTAACTTTCATTCCAAAATCTAATGTGTATATAATAGTCCGTCTTTGTTCTAATGCTCCCTCAAAATCATCTTGGAATGATACTGATTGAAGAGTTATAGCAATGTCTTCTTTAACATCTGGATGTAATTCAAATGGTTTTAGAGTTAGATTATAATGCGGATTAAAATATGGAAGAATCTGTTCGACAATTTGTAGCGCATCATCTTGTAACTTAGCATATACATTTAATTGAAAGAATATTGTATAAGGTGCTGGTGAATATATTTTAGTAGCCTGCGTATTGCTTGTGCCGTATGCTTTATTATAATTATTCGATCTCGGTAAACTTCGCTCAGTGTCATATGACAAAGAAGTAATTTCAAAGGATAAACGTGGTAGTTTAAGAGACACTTTAGTGTCGTCTATTAGTGACGGATTTTCTCTAATTCTTTCAAGATATTTCTCGCGGGGGGCGTATGCTAATGGTACTTTAACCTGATCAGTAATAGTATTGTTTTTACCTTTTCGCTGGACGTATATGTTATTAAAAAGCGTTCCAAAAGTTGCTACTGATTTTCTAATTCGTTCGTGATAAAAATATTGAAACATTATAAGTCCTCTGCATCGCCAAATGGATTACCTTCAGAGAAGTCTAAGAAGTCTACAAAACCAGTTAAACCACCTGAGTCATTTGCGTCAAATACATCGTTTTGACCAGATATATAGCCATCAGATTCCGATACGATTGACAAAATTCTTCTTGTTCTAGCGTCAATAACTTGGTCTGAGTCAATATCTCTACCGTAAAATGCATAAGGCGGGAAGAGAAGTGCGTCATTCGCCCTATCATTTACAATTATTTTATTTTGTGTGAAGCCAATGAGGCCCGATGCATTACCCTGCCCAGAAGCTATAGCGCTATCAGTGCCAATATGGGTAAGCTCAAGCATGCACGAGACGGCATTATATGAAACAACTTCTCCGGTGACTTTTGTAAAGTTACCGCCAACTGAAAGAATACTGGAGTCAAGTTGATATACTGTTTCGCCGACAAAGAAGTCTAGAACACCCTCCTCACCGCCTGAATCAAATCCAGAATCAAGATTAAGTGTGATATTATATGCATCTCCTTCAATACCATCGATTGTAGCAATTCCAGTATCAAAGTCTTCACTTGAATAACGAAATAACTCACACCGCAGCGAATATGTAGGAACATTGCTTAATTGATAAAAAGGTAATTCATGCTCAACATGCATAATTTCAAACATAGAATTTGAAAGTGGCAAGTAAATTATATCACCTTCTCTTGGTCGTTCTTCAGTAACAATATTACTGTTCTGACCAATCATATGTCTCCATCTTCGCCGCGATACCACAAATGTAGCAGCGTCTCTAATCTCAACACCAAACTTTGAAAAAAGGTCACCCTCTCCATCAAATCCCTGCTGATTCTCAATATACATCTCTATTTTATAAGATGTTGAAAATCTAGAGGGCACATCTTCACCCAGGATCTTATCTTCATTGACAATCTCTCTAGGCATATAATATACATCTTGACCATAAATCTTTAACGATTCTATGATAATGTCTTCATATAAGTTTTGTTCATTTACCGATTTATCGGCAAAATATAAATTCTTTGCCATAAATTATCCTATATAAAAATCAATCGGTAATTCAAATTCTAATCTAAGTTTTTCTTCGAGGGCTTGAATTTCAATGTTAGCATCATCAAATATTTGGCGACCATTTAACATCACCCCACCTGGTAGAGTCATTCCTTCAAACTTCATAAGGTTTGACCCCCATTGCCTTTTAATCAAAGCTGTAGTATACATTTTTAACCACATATCATTAAAAATAGATTTACTTCCAGATGTTGTTGACGGATCGACTATTGCATAACACTCAGCCACGAGGTAGTCTCCAGCTTCAATATCTTTATCATCAAAATCACCAAAAATATGTAATCTATTTTGTCTACGCTGATAAGATACCTGGGGAGTTCCATTAAGCGTCATATTAATAAGATCTAAATATTGTTTCATTTGTACAAAATAATTTAATCCACCGGTAAAATTATTTAAATTTACCATGTCATTAAGCATCATCTGATATTTTATATCAAACATTCCTGCGCCGGTAGAAGAGCCAACTCGAATAGGAAATAAATGTGTTACAAATAATACATTATCTGATACCGGAATATATTTATTTGTAACATCAGTTTCAGTAACTAAGTGTTTAAAGTATGTTTTAACAGTAGCATCGGAGTGATATTCTTGATACACTTCAAGTGCTTCATCTATTCTGTCATCTAGCTGCTCATCAGCAACATTAATGTCAATCACCGGCGCGCCTAATTTACGTAAACAATATTCTTCTAGTTGCTGTCTTGTTGTAGGTGATGCCATGCTAATGCCCCGAATTTGTAATAATCTTTATTCTATTTATATATTTTTAAATAGGACTTATATTGTTTTTACGCTTAGTTTTAAACACATCAAATCCATATTTTGATGCTCCATCCGTGGATCTACCAAGAACAAAAAACTCTGTTCCATCGTTATTCCATGACATACTTTGCGCATTATAGTCCCAGTCACCAACTGCAGCATATATTTCACCAGTAGATGTTGAATTAGCAAAAGTCGCATTGATATCAAATGATGTAATAGTGCCCTTTCCTGGACCTTTATCATCAATAGTATACAATTTATTATCGCTATCGTTTAATGCAAATCCAGTTAGTGACGATACTGAAGGATTAAAAGTTCCATTATGTACAGCGGATTCTATTTCATTAGAATCTGATAAAATAAATTTATGTATTGTGTCTGTACCGCTTGTTTCTGAAATATATAATGATTTACCTTTATTTTCTATTCTAACATCTGATGGCGAACCATACGAACTAACATCAAGAAATGGTACTGTTAAACCTGAATCGTCGTATGCTCCATTTATATCAGCGCTATCATTTGCAACATTTAATAATTTTCTTTTAACTACTTTGTCTTCTGTATAATAAAGCTGCGTATTATCAGCACTAAATGAGAATCCACTTGCAATATTATTTTGACTAACTGTAATATTTGAGAATGTGTTTGTTAATGTTGCTGTTGATATATCAAAATTCGTAGTCATTGAATATTCATAGATATTCTGTTTATTTGAGATATATAATTTACTTCCAGTATTATTAAACACAAGATGTTTACACTCACTGGCATTAGCAACGCCTGAAAAGTCTAAGAATGCATCATAAAGACTTGCCCAAAGTTTTAACCTTCCGGAATCTGTTGGTAAACCATTTATGTCATTACTCTGAGTTGAAGTATATTGATATATTTTTAAAGTAAAATTATCTAGAATATAAAATTTAGTTCCATCGTTACTGACTCCAATGTCCCAAGCACTTCTTACTTTTGAATCAGTAACATTTAACGCATTATTAGTCTGGTCCCCTATTTCATGATTAATGTAAGATTGGTCAGAAATATCACTAATATCATATGGATTAGGTAAATTATATTGGTAAATGCGTCCATAGGTGTAAAATTTGCCATAAATTACCCACAACTTTGTTCCATCATTTGAAAATTTAAATCCTTGAGGAAACCCTGTGTGATAAAAACATTCTCTATACTGATAATACCACGCATAGCCATACGTAGGATGGTATCTTGTATATGTTTCTATATAGCCAGCTCGGATGTATAGCGGATACGGATTTCTATTATAGAAATGCCAATTACCCCTTGTCTTTTGATATATATGACCTAAACCAGCATCACCAGTTCTTGTTCCAGAATATAAAACATAAGGTATTTGAAGTGTATATTCTACAATTTTATTATAATAAAGAATAAAATATTTTGTTCCATCGTGGCTAAAAAAATTAGAATATGTAGCATCCCATACTGGAGGTCCATACGAAGAACTCCAGCCTCTGGGCCGGGAGGAGCCTCGGTATGTATTTTCATATCCAATTGAAGTTGCCCCAATTTTTCGCATATTAAACTCAGGATCTTGAGTAGAAGTTACGATTTGATCATGCTCAAAAAATGGTGTTTTATATTCTAGAGTTGTCAGATCATTAGGCGTGGAAAGCTCGTATTGATATATTGTACTTCGATTTGAATTGCTCACATATATGGTATTATCGCTATCATTAATATCTATTCCAGATAAATTTATACTTGATACTGTATGACCAGCTGATACTCCTAATTGATTATCAATAACATATTCTTGGTCATGTGCTGTACCTATAGTTGAAAAATCAAATGGCTTTGTTAACGAGTATCTTTTTATAGATTTATTTGCGTTACCAACAACAAATAGCTTTGAGCCGTCAGCATTTAAAGTATGACCGGTGGATGATGTATCAAAAGGTGATGTACCAGAGGTTGAAAATATCTTATTAACCTTTGGAAGACCAAGTGATAAAAGCTCTAAAGTTTTTGGTGGATTAACTTCATCTACCATTAATCCACGAAGATTATATCTTATCGTTAAATCCATCGATGATACATCTGAATATGAATCAAATGCGCCATTAAAACTATCACCTTCAACCCCAATAAAATTTGAAAATCTAGGCATGGTGTATCCACGACCGTCAGGTACATTAACTGTCCCTTTAAACGTTATGAAGTTCTCGGCAGTTTCCATTTTAAGTTCATTTAAATCAGTTGAAAAATTTAACCCAGATGGAACTATTGTAAAACTTGGAGTAGATCCGCTGACCCTAGAAATAATCGGCATAGAAAGTGATGAGTGAGTTTTTACTTTTGGTGCAACTGGATTCCAGGTAATAGTATTACCGTCTGAATCAGACGTAAGGAAGTTAACCATAGGCGTAAATGGACTTTGTTCTAAATCAAATGTCGAATCATAAATAGGTTGCCAAATTCCATCAATTGCTTCGACTCCACTTGCCCCAGGATTAAAAGCTCCAACTGATTTGTATTGGCCATCTTCGTATAATGTTAATACAAAATTATCCGAATCATAATAAATTTTATTTTCTATAGGCATTTTTAATTTCCTTGATCATCATAATTTTTCTGGAGTTAACATATTGAAAGGATCTGCAGTATATCTAGAAGAATCAATCGTAAGAGGCCTATCTTTTGTTGTTTGGAATCTTGATATATGTGGATCGCTCATTGAAGAAATGCTTAAACCAATTGGTGGATGATAATCATATACTAATATCATATCTGGCCTATATGAATCGCTTATATGAGTGTTGTCCGGACCAAATAACCATGGACCACGGTCCGGATAAATTTTATTTTTCCCAGTAAACCGAATACCTAGACTATGTGAAAAATCAGTCTCATCAGAATTAGTAGGATCGATATAAAATCTATTTTTGGCAGAATCACTTCTTATATCTATTAGTCTTCTGGGCATAGTTGTTTCATAAGACCAACTAATACTGTCACCTCTGTCATCAATGTTTCTTAAATTTATTTCATAACTTGGTCTGGTAAAATCTGAATCATTTAAAGTAGACGTAAAATCTACAACTTGTACTGTTTGACCTAGTTTTGTAGTTTCTGTTCCTAGTGTTATATTTCCCATAGTTTGGTTTAATTTTGTTACTTTTACAAGAGATTTGCCTGATAAAGGATGATCAAAAGGCGATATATCAACGGTACTTACACCATAACTAGTTATTCCAGGCATATCTGGATACGTGGCTCCAGTTGCAGTAAATAAAACATCATTAGCGCCGATCGTGCCGTAAGAATCTATTGGTGGAGTAAAGTCAGTTAAATACGTTTGCCCTCTAGTCACGACAAAGTCTCTTAAATTTAAACTTGTGTTATATTCAGGAGCAAATCTATTTTCTGTGAATTCATAATTACTTAATCTTCCCAATAATAATGAAGTATTTTTTATATCATTAAAATTTAAATCAGCATTTATTTCTTTATTTAATACACCATCAATGTATAATTTTAGTGAAGTACCGTTATATTGTATTGATTGATATTGCCAATCTGGATTATTTGGAATAAGAAATGAGTCACCTTCTAAAAGGCTATTATCAACGATAAATGCCGGTCGAATCGATGTGGAAGAAGCACGAGATGTGTAAGTAAAAATATTACCCTTAGTTATAACCGGATTAATTGACAGCTTAGTATGCGAATCATCTAAATCTGCGTTAGATATTGATACGTCATAAGTGCTATCATATCTATTGCTATCTAGAATATTAAAGTCATAAACATATGATGTAAAATCTTTATTAGCATCTTTAATTAAATCATATGGTAAATCTAAATACTGACTGCTATCTGATGTGCTCTTAAAATCAACGTCAATACCAGTCTTATTAATTCCAGTAAATGTAGGAATATAATCTACTGAGTATCCCGGCGAACCTTCATTTCCAGATAAGCCTTTAAAAATACAATTTTTAACAAAAATATTATATTGATTCCAGCCGCCTGGTGTAAGGAATGGTTTATCAAAAATACAATTTTCTACAATTAATTTTTTACCCTTATATTGATTAGCGTTGTAATGAAAATCTCCTCTTTTATTAGTAAATTTAACATTTTTTATTTTTTGGTTACCAGTACCACTATGATAATTATCAAACCTCACTAATGAATAGGTCCAGCCTTCTATAGACAGATACGCTATTTCGGCTCTTGAGTAAAATCGATTGGAATCATTATAAAATATATAATATGAACTAGAACTGGTAAGTTCTAGTTTGACATCTCTCATGTTATTCGTAGGACCACATATTAAAATATTTTTTCCATTAAATATGTCACGTCCATTATTATAAGACATTGTATAATTGCCAGCTGGTAATATTAAAGCATCGCCGTCAGCTGTAGCATTTATTGCATCTTTAATATCAGAACCTTGACCACCAGTGTAATTTACTATAGATCCACCAGTCTCTGAAATAAATTTATTAGCATACTGTAAACCGGTTTCATCGTTGTTTGATAAATCTTTTAATTTGGTGCCGATATGAAAATTAGCATCTTTATAATCATCAAATGCTATTGGATAAGTATATAATGAATCTTTTAAATCCTCAGGCCAAAGAAGATTTCCTAGTTTTCCGTATCCAGCTGCAGCGCCACCGCCAGCTACAATCTGACGGTCTAAAGCAGGTATAGTTGAGAATAATCTAGAAGGATCATATTCCCAAGTATCCGGACTAAAATTATAAGAAGTATACTTATTAAGCAGATATTCTTCTTCTCCTTCAAGGCCCATATTTGCATATTCACTTGTATACCAGGTACTTTGGGGATAGCCTCCTATATAATAATTATATTTTCCTTTAAAAAATAATACTTCAAAATCGGTTCCACCCGGCGGAAAATCAAATGATCGATGATATTTACCAGCCCGGAAACAATAAAGCTTTTCATCAGGTTCTGAAATAAACCATTGATCACATTTTTTACCGCCACCAGTAATACCCCATCCATTGATGTCACATTCATACGCTCTAAAATTATCAATTTGGTGGTCCTTAATTTCTGAAGGCACTAAATCACCGCTGTGTGGCGCCCACGACCGCAAACCAGAAAGATTAATTCCTGGCATTTCCTGCTGAGTATGTGGATCAGTTGGGTACTTGGTGCCATACGGGCCGTATTGGCCAAATTCACCTAGATCCGGCGTCGTGTAAAAAAATGATGTATTTGATCTAAACCCTTTTTCTGATAAATGTAAAATTACATCATTAGAATAGTTATAGTGATAATTATTGTCCGGACCTGGTATTTTACGCCTTTTATAATCATGTTCAAAATAAAATATACGTGAACCGCCCTTACTAATAGTTACATCTGATAATGTTACGTGATTACGAGACGTATAATTCCTTTTAATTGTGTTTCTTCCAACTACATGTAGAGACCCACCCGGGGGTCCATACGGTAGTGTTCTGCTTTTATTATAGGTCCACATATAATAATATGTTGCTCGAGTATTTCGAAAAGTGCGCAATTCAAAATTTTGGCCGTTATTTGGAGGTTCTCGTAATGTTAAGCCATGATTTTTTCTTCCTTTATCTATACTATGATTATAGAGATACTGTGAGTAGCGACGAGGGCCGTGCCAAAAACTAACCGCCGGCGCAGCAGTGTGATATTTAAATCTTCCATCATTACAATCTTCAAAGGTATTGGTTGTTCCCCAAGGTGACGCCACGGATCCCTCAACATATTCAGTATGCGGTGATTCAGGAGTGACCATGGTTCTTGAACGTGTTATATTACCTGAATATGTATTAGTATAATTTAGTAATGGAACAATACCATCCCCGGCCCACTTTTTTCCAGGAAGTGATGTGGCAATTGAAGAAGAACCAGCATAACTGTCATTTATCCATAATCTAACTTGCCCGGGATCAATTTTAACATCCCATGCAATATTATGTTTTCCAGCCGGTGGTTTTTCAACAGTTAATGAAGGCCCATCATCGCCACCTGCTTTTAAAATTAAATTATTACCTTGTGTTTTAAATTCTACTTTATTAATGCTATCACCAGCATGAAACAAATGATATGATGCAGCATCCTGTGGAAAATATGCCCAAGTTTGAAAACCAGCATCATTTCTTAAATCGGGAAGATCTGTAAACTGTAAATCTCCTTTTTTAGCCATATATTTTTCATCACGAGTATAAGAAACTTCAGTGCCAGATTTAAAAAATTTATAATCTAATCCATCATATCCTAGCGCGTAATGATCCCACAAAAGTTCAGGGTTTAAAGCTTTGGTTCGCGAGGCAAGAATGTCAGCGTGAGAGTGGCTAACAGCAGTTGGATCGTCAAACGATAATTTTACATTATTAACTATGATTCCAGTTCCATCAACTGTTAAAAGATCATCATGCTCTCTACTAATACTAAACATTGTATTAGTTTCATCATCCGGAGATCCTCTACTCCATCGATATTCTATTGAAAATGGACTATTAAAATTTATACTGTCAACTGCGCTGTCTACTCTTATTCCATCATTAAAATCACCCATGAATACACTGGCTCTACCAGTTGATATTGGCACCCGAACAGAACCTGATACATCTAATAATGTCAATGAATTAGACTCATTAGACAAATCTACTATTGCATATTGTTCGCTATCATATAATGAGAAAATAGGAGAATTATCGCCGTTGTCCTGCCTTATCCAGAAAGAAATTGCAAATGAATCAAATGCGTCAAGACTATCTAGCGCAGTGCCGTAATCAGCATATTGGTTAGGTCCAAAATTTAAAGATTGTTTGGTATTACCGAAGTCTAACTCTATAACTTCATAAACATCAAGAGAATCACGCACAATAATTTCGTCACTGACATTAAAATTATTAACACCAGGAACTAAGTTATATGAATTATATATGGATATTGTCATTAATAAACCTCAATAGTATTTTCTACTATTTATACTACTTTATAAACGCATTTTATCCAATAAAATATCCTTTTACTGCCATTCTAATGTACCAGTTACTGTTCCTCGTACGGCCTCAAAGGCTAGTGATGTTGCTGTGTGAGTCCACCATGTATCGCCACTGCCGCCATAAGCACCTAAACGAACACACTTATAATAAGTATAACCTCCACTAGTAGTTGTTGTCCAATAAGAACCAGTTACAGTCGGTTGCCACTCTGATGATGGGACTCTTATAATAACTATACCATTTCCTCCAAAACTACCAGCTTGATAGCCGTCATGCTGATGTTCATCCTCAAAAACAGCATGAGTAGATTCATGTGCGCCACCCCCGCCACCACCGGTACCATGAGTGCCGTTGTAAGCGGTTGAATCTCTTCCGTCGCCCCCGCCGCCAAGGCCACCAGGAGTGTTAGAATTGGTTTGAGTGCCTGTTCCGCCTGACCCGCCACCGGCATAATAATTTCCGTCTAACCATTGTTTACCATCACCGCCGGGGCCACCACCATACGTGGTGGTTTGCACTCCGCCTGCTTCACCTGCTCCGCCACCACCACTTCTGTTACCAGATGCGCCTCTAGCACGATATCCAGTTCCAAAATCTGTAGCTGAATTATAAATGTCCGTGGGCACTGCTGAAGATGTTACGTTCTGTGCTCCACCACCCGTTGACCCTCCGCCACTATAAGAGCCTGCATCGCCCACAGTTGCGCCACCACCGCCTCCACCTGCTCTAATTCTCCACGTGACCCCATTATAAAACTGACTACGTGTTCCAGCACCGGCACCACTTTGCCAATTATTTGGATCAGCACCACCGCCCCCAGAGCTTGCAGTATATACAGTATTTGCAGTTAGCGTTCCCGTCCAAATTTTATACTCTCCACCGCCACCGCCAGCGCCACCTCGTGCAGCACCACCGCCACCGCCACCAACTACTAAAATGTCTACTTGAGGCATATGGGCTAAAGAAAACGATACAGCCTTAGTTGCAGCATCAGCACCATCAGATGCACTTATTGTTAACTCAAAATTAGCATCCTGCGTATCATGTGGATTAATAGTAAATACATTATCAGCTTGAGCAATTGTTGTGCCATTAAGACTTCCTGAAGTTATTGTATAAGACCATGTTAGAGGAAATCCATCGGGATCGGCTGAAATAGCAGTAAGAACCGTGTCGGCTCCCCCTCTACCATTTAATGCATAAGAAGAATTTATTCCAGTAATAGGTGTCGGTCCAGCATTTACCATAGTAACAGATGTAGAAGCAGTAGTAGTAAATTTTCCATCAGTCACAATAATATTTAAAGTAAATGTTCCAAATGTACTAGGATCGGATCCAGTAGTGATTGTAAAAGTTCCATCAGTATGACTAATAGTAGCCATATTTCCTAACCCAGAAGTAGTATACGACCATGTCAGAGGCATATATTCAGAATCAACAGCCGTGGCCGTAATAATTGTTGTAGCGGTAGTTGAGTTTATACTAATAGCATCATTGACACCACTAATAACTGGAGCAGTATTTGTTAAAGTTGCAGCGAGATACCAACCGCCATCTACATATAACCATACCTTATTTTGATCAGAAGTGCGATATAAAGTACCATTCTGAATACCACTAGTAGGTAGCGATGCATAATCATTTACTAACGTCAGCCCATTTAGGGCTGACTCATCAGCCGCGGACGTTTTTTCATCTTTTGTTTTAGCAACTTTAGAAAAATGCCCTCTTTTACCAAAAGCTTTCCCCATAAATAGTCCGCGGGATCTGCCCCTTCTAGCCATTATCTATCTCCATTTAGATTAATTATTTACTTAGTATATAGCAGTTTAATAAACTGTTTCAGTATCAGTATTGTGTGTATTATCTACATTTGTAGATGGATATGATCTACCAGCGCCCCACATTATTCTGACTGCTCCTGCACCACCATCGCCAGCCGATGCTGGTCCAGGATAATTGTATTGCCCCGGTCCGGCATGGCCACCACCGCCGTAAGTAGTTCCTGATCCAGAAGATCCCGCAGCGCCATACGAAGTACCACTAGAACCTTCGCCATAAACACCCACACCGCCGCCACTCGATTCCCCATTACCTCCTGCACCACCGCCGCCAGAACCATGATACGAGGTTGCCGAGATCGGTTCACCATAACCGCCTGGAGTACCTGCCGAATTTCGCCCTTTGCCACCATTACCGGAATAACCAGAGGCGCCACCACCACCATTGGGGTCCTGTGAATTGTTCCGCCATGCGCCATTACCGCCATTACCGCCGCCATGAGAACCGGCTAATGAAATTGCTGCTGATGAAATAGTATTCGATCCGCCCATAGATGCATCGCCTGCAGTGGTGGAAAGATTACTGTTCATAGTAGTAGTGCCCTTACCGCCGCCCATTGCAGAAATATATGATGTACCATCATCGCCGGATACAGTTCCAGATTGGCCAAACCAACTCGTTCCTCCCTCTTGCGTGCCTGTCTGATTTCCCCAATTATTAAAATCCTTGGCGCCTCTTCTACCAACTCTTATCGAATGAGTGTCTCCGGGTGTTACTGTAAAATCACTTATCCATTTTAAACCACCGCCACCACCAGCTGTCGGAGTCCAAGACGTATTAGTGCCACTTCCATATGAGGACGATCCCCGAGCACCGCCACCGCCGCCACCAACTAATACCATAGAAATTGATGTTATGCCAACGGGAACTGTAAATGTGAAGTCTTTATTACTAGATCCAGAGTTTGTATATAATATACTGCTTGGCGC